GGAATCCGGAAGATATTTACCGACATCGCCAGGCATGGGGGCTGCGAGAGGAGAAAAGAGATGACGGCAAGCCGAAAAAAATATGGATTCCGGCGGGTCTGGTTATTCCATACATCAATCCCCTTTTTGTAAAGGGAGAAGCCGAAGGGGGGATTTTACGCATCCGCATTCGCAGACCCCAGGGCGAGCCGCGATACATCCTTGTGCCAAACTCAAACACCGCGCCGATGGTTGTCCCTAAAGAGGCGAACAGCCAGTCGCACTTGCAGACATATATTATCGTTGAATCCGAACTTGATGCACTCCTGATATCGCAAGAGGCAGGCGGCATCGGCGCAATCGCCATAGGCAACAGCAGTGCAAGGCCGGACACAACGACCCATGCGCTTTTAAAAGACGCAAATAAAATACTTTTTGCAATGGATTATGACACGGCAGGCGCGGAGGCATGGAGATGGTGGAAACAGCGCTACCCGCAGGCAAGCCGCTTCCCCGTGCCTATGGGCAAAGACCCCGGGGATTATTTTAAAATAGGAGGGAATGTCAGAGAATGGATAAAAGCAGTGGAAATATAAAAAAAGGGGGAATGATGAGAGACAAATACATTTTGGATGGAAAGCAAACTGTTGAGTGCAATGACTGGGAAAAGTGGTCGGCTTGGCTTGAAGAGAATGATTTGAAACGGCATGTAGCTGATGAACTTGTGGGCGAGGTGCGCGTGAGCACGGTTTTTCTTGGTGTTGATCATGCCTATGGTGGCCGCCGTAGCGGCCCTCCAATGCTTTTTGAAACTATGGTATTTGGCGGCTCTCTGGACGGAGAGCAGGAACGATGCACAACATGGGAACAGGCAGAAGCAATGCATAAAAACATGGTAGGGCGAGTAAAGGCCGAGGATTCTAACAAGAGCTAAGAGAAGTAAAAGGGGACTGTCCCCTTTTACTGCAGTCCCCTTTTACTGCATGTATTTTATTAAAACAGGGAGGGTTGAAATGGGACTATTTAGCGCTTTGGTAGATGTGATTTCAATGCCAGTTAGGATTGCGGTGGATGTTGTAAAGGCTCCCGTTAAAGTAATAAACGGGGAAGATGGCTTATTTGAAAACACAGCCAAGGGAATAAAAAAAATCGAGAAAGACTTGGACGAATGATGGCGCGTAACGTGTAGTTAACCGGCGGCGCGCTTTTGCGCAGTCCGGGTTGAACGTAGGGTTAGGCATTTTAACTGGAGGGAATATGTTCGTGAAAAAATTTAGAAATTGGGTGGGAGCAATTAAATTGAAGTACGCTTTTCGGTGGCTCGAAGGCCGTGGATTGTCGGTGGTGCGAATCGTTGAAAAAGCTGGAACAAAATACATTGTTGCGCAAAATGGCGCATTTTATAAAATTGGGAAGCGCAAGCCAAGATAGCAACGCGTATGGAGAAAAACAACAAAATGGTAAACGACAACGACAAAATAAACGCGCTTTTGGCGCAGGAAGAAAACCTGCTCAACAGGGCAGTTGCAAAGACAATGGAAGCATATAATCAGGAGCCCACAAACGCCAACCTCAAAGACTGGGAGGCGGCCAGGGATGCGCTTGTAAAATGCCGGGGACGAAAGGCGGCAGAGGCGAACCCTGCTCAAGCCGCTCTTGCAGGCATCCCGGAAGTTTTGGAATATCTAAAGTCCGAAGGTTGGAAAATTGAAAAAACAAAACTCTATAATGACCAGGGCAAAATTGATAAACAAAAAGACGGAAGCATCCTCAAAAAAGACGCGGACAAATATGCCGCATATTTCCTGAAAAAACTTGACGGCTCGGATTATGAAGATATTGACCCTGCGGAAAAAATCAAATGGGAGACGGAAATTGCAAAACAAAAGGCTGAAAAACTCACAATGGAAAATGAAATCAACCGCGCCGTTTATGTCCTTAAAAGCGATGTTGAAATGCAGCTCGCAGCCCGCGCCTCATATCTCAAAGACAATCTCGGCATGGACTTCATCCATAGTTTTGCCCCGCGCATAGTAACCCTTGTGCAGGGAACCCAGGATAAAATCCCCGACCTCGTGGATATATGGTTGGAGCATATCGAAGAAGTCTTCAACCACTATTCCAAGCCAATGAAATTTGAAGTCCCGAATATAAAAACAGAGGAGACAGAAGATATTTAATGAAACTCACAGACCTTAAACCGGCGGATTACAATCCGCGCACAATTACAGACGAGCAGATGGAGCGGCTTAAAAAATCCCTTGCAGAATTCGGCGATCTGTCAGGCATAGTCTTTAATCGGCGAACAGGTAATCTTGTGGGCGGACATCAGCGGCTTAAATGTCTGCCGCCGGATGCAAAAATAGAAAAGAAAGACCTCAAAGCGAAAACCAAGACAGGCACAATAGCGCAAGGCTTTATTATTTTTGACGGCGGAGAGAAACACACATACAGAGAGGTTGACTGGGACGAGGCAACAGAGAAGACGGCAAACATCGCAGCCAATAAGCACGGCGGCGAATGGGATGACGACAAACTCGGAGAACTCCTGAAAGAACTTTCCGAAATGCCCGGTTTTGACTTGGAGCTTACAGGTTTTGATGACGAAGAATTCAACAGCATCCTTTCCCAGCTCGCCAACAGCGGACTTATAGACGACGATGAAGTGCCGGAAGTCCCCGAAAAACCGAAAACCAAAACAGGCGACTTATATATCCTCGGCAAACATAGGCTTCTATGCGGCGATGCAACAAAAAAAGATGATGTGGAGAGGCTGATGGATGGGAAAAAGGCGGATATGGTTTTTACCGACCCGCCGTATAATTATAAAGAAATTAAAGGTGGTGGAATATTTAAAAAGGAGGTATTGAAAGTTGCTCAAAAGATAAAAGATATCAGTTCATTTGATCCCGCTAATTTTTTATTGATACTGCCATATTTGTTCCATAAGAAGTCAATGAATTGCTTTATTTTTTGCAATAAAGATTTGGTGCACGATTATCTTTGTTGGGCAGTAAAAAATGGATATTCTTATAATATTTTAACTTGGCATAAAGCACATCATTTACCCCTTTCAAGCAAGCATCATTATCCAGATACGGAGTATTTGTTATATTTTAGACGAGACAGTATTTTCAATTCCGGTTTGTCGTCAGACCATTACAGAAAGTATTTTATTATGGATAATGAAAAAAGCGAAGACCATCCAACCATAAAACCAATTAAAATAATAGAAACGGAAATTAAAGTTGCCAGCAAGCAGAGGGGGATAGTAACCGATCTCTTCCTCGGCTCTGGCTCAACCCTTATTGCCTGCGAAAAGACAAACCGCATCTGCTATGGCATGGAGATTGACCCTCATTATTGCGATGTCATAGTAACCCGCTATTGCAAATACACAGGAATAAACAAAGTGAACAAAAACGGCAAGGAGATTAAGTGGAGAGCGAATAATGCAGACTGAATCCCAGATAAAAAAACCGGATTCCCGCTTAAAGACTGCGGGAATGACAGAAGGGATTCCTGCGGGAATGACAGAAGGGATTCCTGCGGGAATGACAGAGGGGGAACTCTTTATCCCCTTTGCCTTCAGCGGGGCAGAGCGCAGGGTCTTTGCGCGCAAGGAAAAACTTACGCCGAGTGAGTGGGCAGAGCAGCGCCGCATAGTAACGATGGGAGCGCATAGAGGACCGTGGCGAAACAGCATATCCCCGCATCTTGCGCACATCATGGATACATGGGCGCTGCCGCATGTCCGCGAGGTGATTATTTGCAAATCGTCCCAGACCGGCGGAACTGAAAGTCAGTTTAATTGCGCGGCTTATGCAATGGAGAGGGACCCGTCTGTCATGTTGTTTGTCGCGCCGCGGGAGACAGACGCAAGAAAAACATCATCGGACAGGATAATCCCCATGCTCAACGATTCCCCGCGCCTGAGAGAACTCCTATCCCCAAATCCTGATGACACGGCATCACGGCGCATAAAACTCAATAACGGCGCAATCGTGTATATGGCATGGTCTAACTCAACCTCTGCGCTGGCGTCTTTTCCGGTTAAATATATTTTCTTTGACGAGGTTGACAAATATCCGCCGTTCATCGGCAAGGAAACAGATCCGATAACGCTTGGCGAGAAGCGGGCAAGGACATTCCGATACACGCATAAAATTTTCAAGGTCTCCACGCCCACGCGTGAAGACGGGACAATCTGGAAGGCATACAATAAGGCAGATGTTATTTATAAATATCATGTCCCCTGCCCAAAATGCGGCGCAACACAAATAATGAAATTCGGCCAGCTCAAATGGCCTGAAGCGGCAGCGCAAGAAGAAATAAAAAGGGAGGGAGCAGCCCGTTATGCCTGTGAACATTGCCCCGCAGAATGGACAGACACAGACAGAGACATTGCAATTCACAACGGCGAATGGCAGACAGAAAAAGGCAGGCATATAAAAAGACCCCGCTCAGTCGCATATCATCTGCCGAGCTTTATTTCGCCGGATGTGTCGCTTTCTGAAATCGTATCCGTATATCTGCAATCCAAAAACGACAAGGCAAAACTCATAGACTTTTATAACGACTATCTTGCAGAGCCGTTTATAGAAAAAATATCAGAGCGCAAAGAAGACGAAATCCTTGCGTTGCGTGATATTCGTCCGCGCGGACTTGTCCCAAAAGACATCTGCTGCCTTACAGCCGCTGTTGATACTCAGGCGCGGGGATTTTACTACGAAGTCCGCGCATGGGGTCATGGTTATGACCTGGAGTCGTGGCAAATTCGGGAAGGTTTTGTTGAAAATTTTACAGGGCTCGTGAAAATCATTTTTGACGATATGTATAAAAACGCAGACGGCGCAGAACACAAAATATCCATTGCGTTAATAGATTCAGGCGGCGGCATGGGAGATTTCGGCGTCAGCCGAACGGCGGAGGTTTATGATTTCTGCCGCAGATTCCCCGGCATAATCCCGATTAAGGGGCAGCAGCGCATGAGCCAGCCTCATAAAATCACGCAACTGGATGTATACCCCGGCACAAATAAATACATACCGGGGGGACTCAGTCTCTACAACCTTAATGTTACATATTACAAAGATTATCTTGCATCCAAACTCACAATAGCGCCGGCAGACCCGGGCGCATGGCATCTGCACAACAGCGCAACATCAGAATATGCGCGTCAACTCACAGCAGAATATAAAGATGAAAGAGGATTATGGCAATGTCCGAGAAATCGGGCAAACCACTTTTGGGATGTGTCTGTCTATAATCTCGCGGCAGCAGACATTCTCGGCGTAAAATATATCAAAAATCCAAATATACAGGAGGTAAAGAAAAATGAGAACATTTCAAAGGAAGTTGAGCCAAAATCTAAAAGAAGCCGATGGTAATCTGCCTGCGCGGGGCACGCAGACAGGTGATGTTGAGATGCCGCTGGATATTCTTTTCGGCATGAAGACAATTTGCAAGTTTTTAGGGAGGAGCGAACCAACAATCATAAAATTCATGCGGGAATATGACGACTTCCCTGTGCGCCGCGATAACGGCAAAGGCTATGTGGCATCTCGCAGTGAACTTAACAGATGGTTCAGAGAGTGGGTGAAAGAGTAATCGCAAAATTTAATGCAAGCGAAAAAATCCAATATTTTGGCTAAAAAATCCAATATTTTGGCTAAAAAATCCAATTTTTAAAAATCTCCTAAAATCCCATCTTATAATCTGTCTCATGGCAACAAACACCTTCACGACATGGTCAGCGCTTTACACGGCGATGTTAAATTCACTCGCAAACTTTGCGCCGGGCCGGGTCGCATCATTCAATTTCAACAGCGGCGCATCATCGAAATCATTCCAATATCGCACAATCCAGGAATTCAAAGAAGGGCTGCACTTTGTGAAAACTATGATGGACATAGAAAGTGGAGAAGCTGTCAGCAGAACCTATGCAAAACAAGGCGGAGGAGACAGGTGGTGATTTCTGATTTAAAAAACTGGCTCATCAAAACCTTTGACATACGCGATGTGTTTTGCTTCGGCGGGACATCCCTTATTGCATGGGGTGTCTATGATATATATCCGCCTGCCGCGTTCATAATCACCGGCGCAATCTTTTTTTATATCAGCATCATCAGGGGGACAAAGTAAGTGGGCATACTTGCAAAACTTGAAACAAGACAATATGCGGCGGCAAGGGTAACACGGCTCACAGGCGACTGGCTCCCCGCAAATCAGGACATCAACACCATAGTCCGTGATTCTGCAAAAACGATTAAGGCCCGGACCCGGCAGCTTGTCCGGGACTTCCCATATTTCAACCGCGCCATAAACAACCTCGTAAACTATACTGTTGGAAACGCCATAACATTTCAAAGTCGTGTAAAAGATGCGAATGGCGACTTTGATAAAAAAGCGATTACGCAAATTGAAGACGCAATCAAATGGGCGTATGAAGAGCTGGATGTATCCGGCAAACTGCACGGACACGAACTTGAGCGGCTCGCAAAAAGGCAGGATGTAGAAAGCGGCGAATTGCTTTTTGTAAAAACAGTTCTCAAAGACGCAAACAGATACATACCGTATTGTATTCAGGCGTATGAGGCGGACTGGCTTACATCCTCATATGCAAAACCGGCGCAGGGTAATGTAGTTGACCAGGGGGTAGAATATGAGCCGAATACCGGGAAAATAATTGCATATCACTTTGCCGTGCCGTCAGGCTTCGGCGAGACCAACATCAAATCCTACACAAAGACCCAGCGCATCCCTGCAGAGTATGTCATCCATAATTTTCAGACCTTGCGCCCCGGACAGTTGAGAGGAGTATCGCCATTTACTACGGCAATACTTGTAGCCCATGACCTTGGCGATTACATTGACGCCAATATGGATACGGCAAAAATGGCGTCAAAATATCTTGCAATTGTGGAATCAGGGGACATCGGCGGATTCCAGAAATTAAGAACCTCAACAGTAGATGATAAAAAAATAGAATCAATAGAGAATGCGATTATAGAATATTTACGCCCAGGCGAGAAAATAAATTTTGCGCAGCACAATATGCCGGGCGCATCCTTTGATCCGACCGTCAAATTTTTCCTGCGCATGGTCGCTGTTTCGACAGATACGACTTATGAGCTTCTTACCGGCGATTATGAAGGAGTAAGTTTTGCAAATCTGAAAGGAATCAGATCCGATTATGGAGTCATGCTCAAGCCGCACCAGCAGCGGCATATTAAACACGTATCTCAACCGATACGGCAGGACTGCATCCATTGGGCAGTCATGTCCGGCAAAATTAATCTCCCCGGCTACAACAAAAACCCCCGCCACTACTATCAGGGCGTATATACCCATCCGGGTATGGAGTCCACAGATTTGCTGCGGGACGGCAAGGCAGCCATAGAGCTGATACAGGCCGGACTCATGTCCCCGCAGGAAATTGTTGCGTCAAGGGGCAGAGACTTTGAGGATGTGCTTGACGAAATAAGCGAGGCAAAAAAACTTATGGAAGCGGCAGGCGTGCCTTTTGAAAAACTATTCAGCATACCGACAGGGATGCAAAACAACCCTGCGGCGCTGGGAGCGACAACAAAGGGGGATAATCCCCATACGACTTCGCTTCGCTCAATGGGGGTAATCCCCAAAACAGGAGGTTAAAAAGTATGCCGAAAAGAGAGAATATGTTTTACCGGGAAGCCGCCTTAAAATTATCCGAAAAAAGCGGCGGACCGTCAACGCTCAACCCCGACAACCGTTCTGTAGAGGTTATCGGCGCAACCGAAAATCCATGCCCGGTTTATGATTGGGCAAGAAGTGAAATAGTCAATGAGGTGCTGCTTATGAGCGGCTGCCAATTATCCGAAAAAGGACAAATCCCTCTGCTGGACACCCACAGCCGATGGGACACCTCAAGCGTGATTGGCTCATTCAGGGAAATGCGTATTGAAAATGACAAACTCATTGGCAGGGCGTTCTTTTCAAAGGCGCAAGAAGCCGAGGCGCCATTTCTCAAGGTGTCGGAAGGGCATCTCACGGATTTTTCGGCAGGATACCGAGTGATTGAATCAAGATATATCCCTGCAGGCGAGGAGCAGAACATAGCAGGCAGGATGTTTAAAGGCCCCGTAAAAATAACCACAAAATGGGCGGTAAAAGAAATGAGCGTCTGCCCTATAGGCGCTGATGAAGCGGCAACAGTGCGGGCAACACCCGCAAATATAAAAAAGGAGGATATACCAATGGACAAAAAAGTCAGAACATTCCTCGAAAGTCGCGGCCTCCCGCAGAATGCGACTGAAGAGGAGGCATACCGTTTTCTGGAAGGTATGCCAAAAGAGCACGTACCGCAAGCGGGAGATTTAAAGATAGTGCAGATTGAAGACGCTGTCCGGACAGCAGTCCGCGCCGAGCAGGACAGGGTACTCGAAATCAGAGGACTCTGCGGGCAGGCAGGCATCGCCGATGAAGCGGATAAATTCATCAAGGACAATAAAACCGTGGAGCAGGTGCGGGTAATAGCTTATGACAAGCTCCTTGCCAAGGTCCCGACAGCAGGCGGCGCTGGATACAGAGCGCCCATAGAAATGGGGGCGGATGAAAGAGATAAGTTCAGAGCAGCCGCAACAGATTCAATTCTCATCCGGTCAGGCAGAGAAATTGAAAAGCCGGCAGACGGCAGCAGAGACCTGCTCGGTTTCAGCCTGAAAGAACTTTCAAGAGAATCGCTCCGAATAGCCAACAAGCCCGCAAACGGCGATGCACTGGAGATGATAGGCAGGGCATTAACCACAAGCGATCTGCCGATTATACTCTCCAATGCCGCAAACAAGAGCCTGTTTGAAGGCTTTGAAAGCGCAGAGGAGTCATGGGAAAAATGGTGTGATACCGGCTCGGTATCAGATTTCAAAACCAACACAAGCGCCCGCGCATCCGAGACCGACGACCTCGATGAAATCAGAGAAGAGGACGAATACAAATACGGCGCAATGAAAGAAGCAAAAGAGGAATACAGGATTGCCACCTACGGAAAGTTGTTCAAAATCTCAAGGCAGACAATCGTCAACGACGACCTTTCGGCGCTTAGCGATATTCCAAGAAAGCACGGCGAGGCGGCATCAAGGAAAATCGGCGACATTGCTTACGCAGTCCTCACAGCCAATGCCGCAATGGGAGACGCTGTTGCCCTCTTTAATTCCGGCCACGGAAATCTTGGCACAGGCGGAGTTGTAAGCGAGACAACAATCGGCGAGGCAATCAAGCTGATGAAACTCCAGAAAGACCTGAACGGCAAGAGACGGCTCAACATCAGGCCGCAGTTCTTCCTGGCGCCCGTAGCCATTGAAGGCGCATCGGAGGTCTTTTTCAACTCCATGCAGTTTGCAGGGGACAACAAGGCCGCAACCAGAGCCAATCCATACAGCGGCTCGTATTTTACAAGGGTTTATGAGGCAAGACTTGACGATGCAAGCTCAGTGATTTGGTATCTTGCCGGACCAAAAGGCAAGACAGTCAAGGTCTTCTTCCTAAACGGCAACAGAACGCCGTATCTGGAAACAAAAGAAGGCTGGAACATTGACGGCGTGGAATTCAAAGTCAGGATAGACGCAGGCGCAAAGGCAATGGACTGGAAGGCGCTTATCAGAAACGCAGGGGCATAAATAACAGGTTAAGGTTAAGGCTGAGGCTGAAAAAACATTCCCTTAAACTTAACCTGATTTTAAACAAAAAAAGAGGTTGCAATG